ATAAAAGCGCCCCGCTGTTGCCATTCAACGGGGCGCCACAGAAAGGAGATGAATAAGAAAAAGAAAAAACCGATTCTACAACCCTCATATCTAATATGTATTTTCCGAAGGCATTTTTGAAAAAACTTCATTCGTGAAATAATAAAAAAACAGGGGCGTCTGCGTGTGCCCCTGCTTCTTATACTTCGTCTGTCAATCCGCTCTGTGTACCGTATTTCTCCGCCAGATGTATCGCGTATTCGACGAAGTCTTCATAAGGCTCTTCGTCCGCGCCTTCTGCGTAGAGCACATTCCGGAATCCTGTCTCCTCATCTACAAGATACGCCATGCGCATATCGTCTTCCTCTCTCGCCTCTACGTGGAATCCCGCGTTTTCCATCCCCTTCGGTATCGTGATCACCGTTTTTGTCACCATGCTCCTTACCTCCTCTCCCATTCAATATCTTCAAAACTTACCCCGTACAGTTTACACATTTTTTCCGCAATGTCCGCGGGCGGGGACATCATCCCCCGCTCCCATCTCCAAATCGTCCCAGGGTCTACTCCGAGTTTTTTCGCGATCTCCGCTTTCCCGAAGCCCGCCTGTGCGCGCGCTGCGCGCAGGGAGAATTTCTGCATTATCTCACCTCCTCGTCGTATATGTCGTAGAATTCGTCGAAATCATCCGCTTCCAGACCGGCGCAGAACCCGTCAAATCTCCCTCCGTTCGTCCTTGTCGGAACTCCGTATGCCAGCATCTTCACTCCCATGCTTTCCCGATAAATCCAAATTTCGAATACGTTCTCCTGCCCCATGCTGTCGTACTTCTCGACCACGTCAATCAGGAAGTCCTCGTATCCCGTCTCGTATGTCGCCGTATTGATAATATCTCTCTTCTTCATATCAAGTTTCCTCCTTTTTATACCTCATCTCCGTCCGCCATGATAACGGAGAAATCGTCTGTTTTCGAAATCATCTCTTCCACGTAAGCCCGGAATTCCTCGTAGCTCACGTCGTCCAGCCCGAAAACATGCGTTTTTATCGCGCCGTTCCTTCTGTAGATCCAAGCCTCGTATGCCGTCGCGCCGTCCTCCGGGCTGTATGAACGAACGATGTCTACCATGTAGTCGTCCCTGCCTGTTTCATAAGTTTCCACAGTAATGTCTGCTCTTGTCATCCTTCCTCTCCTTTCCGCGGGTTCTGCCCGCTGTGCCATAATCCACTCCACTTCCTTATAGATATCCCTGTGCGGTCTCAATTCGTGTCCTCCTTCCGGCGGCAGCCGCCGCCGGTAATTACGTCATCATGCCATGACCGGTTCCGGCTCCGCACCCGTTACCGCGTCCGCGACTGCCTGCGCCGTCTCTGCCAGCTTCGCCATGCGCGCCTGCTTCCGTGCTTCGCGTTTTTCGCGCTTCTCCGTCTCCTCGTCCAGTGTCTTCTGCATGCGGGCGAGGCTGTTCTTGATCGCTGTCAGGTTTGTTTTCTTCCCGTCCTTGTAGTAGTCCCTGTAGACGAATGTGTTGGCTCTGGACTGCGTTACCGTCAGATCCGCGCTGTATTTATGTCCGCCCTCTTCCCACTCCGCGGATGCACTCAGGTATTCCCCTCTCGACGCTCTCTGACTCCTGTTCCCGTTGCCTCCGTCCCAGAACCAGGCGTATTTCACGTATTCCGCGCGTTCCACAAGATGTTCCACCTCCGCGACTGTCTGTTTAAGCTGTTCGAACTCCTTCTTTCTCATAATGACTTTCTCCTTTCTTTTGTTGGTAACAAGTATTTCTTTGTTCTTGGCTTAAGTATACTCGCATATTTGCGCTTGTCAACGCATTTTTGCGCTATTTTCTTTATTATCAATATATTATTTATGAAGGAATTCTTAATTGACCACAAAAAAATAATCCAAAAAACTGTTGTCAGCAAATCCATCCTGTGTTATACTGAAATCCCAAAGAAAAGAAAAACGGAGGGCGCACTTATGGCGACGGATATACAGGCAGATGATCTTCATATTGAATACGTACGGGACCCGGGCATGACAGACCGGCTCCTGTCCTATGAGCAGAAAATGGATGAACTCTCTCCGAAAATGCGGGCGCGCCTTGTATGGTCGAAACGATTCCGCCGTGCCCTGAAAGCGCGCGGGATGTCTCAACAGGCTCTCAGCGACGCCGTCGGAGTCCATCCGTCCCTGGTGTCGTCCTGGGCTAATGCGATAAGCCTCCCGAAGTCGGAGGCTATGCAGAAACTCTCCGATCTCTTTGAAGAGGATGTTTCCAAATGGACGGAACCCGAAAAAAAAGAAGATCCTCCCGTCTGGAAGGCCTCCGTTGTCACCGCCCAACCTCTTGTTCTTTCCGAGGATGAAGAAGCGCTGATCCGTCGCGTCAGGCGGATGTCCGAAGAGGAGAGAAACGCGCTGTTCACCCTTCTGCATGTACTTAGATGACAAGACAAAGACCTCCTTTCTTTGTTCATTTTTGTTCTCCTTTCAAAAGAAGGCCCCGGCGAAAAGCCGGGGTTTTCTTATTGTATATACTTCTTCAGCTTCCTCTGTTCTCTTTTCAAGCCCGCCTCTATGAGCATCAGAAGCTCCTTCGCCTCGCGCTCTCTCTTGCGGAAATCCTTGCCCTCCTCACAGCCAGGCGTCCATCCAAAATCGGAATAATGCCTCTGTACAAGCTCGATCTTTCCGATTTCCGCGTTTACGATACCGAGGACCCGCTCCACGGCGTACAGACGGAGCTGTGTTTCTTCGTCCTGCCACGGGGCACGGTCCCAGTCCATTTTAAGTGCCTCATATGTCGTCATGTTTTTCACCTCCCTTATTGTCGGGCCACTCTGCGCCCTCCTGTTGTATCCACGGATCAGTTATCCGGAGAGTGGAAGGCCCGGGCTGTCCGACCTTTGTTATTCCGTGTATGCAGGTTGCCGCTGCCTCATCATGTCTGTATTACAAATCCGCCGTCACCGTTCAAATCTTCCTGCTGTACGAGATACGAACACATGATCATCGTAATTGCTCCATCAATTTTGCCCCTGGAGCGTTTTTTCGACACGTAGCGGGTCATCGTCGTATCGTACTGACACTGCGCGTTCTCGATGTTTATTTCCAAAATCCTGTTATCCGTGTATCTGAATTCGCCGTTCACGACTTTCTCATAGAAGAATTTTGTCGGCGCGCCCAGTACACTGCTGTGCTGTTTTATCTCAACGACCGTGTATTTCTCCGCAAGTTTCTGCGCGGAAGATATTCCGTTGTACCGGTCAAAACCGACGGAAACGACGTGGACGCCGTACAGCTCTTCCAAATCCATAATGTATTTTTCCACGACCGAATAGTCGATTGTGTTGTTTCCGCACGCCGTACAGACGCCCGCTTCGATAAAATCTTCGTATCTCAGATGCTCTTCGCGGTTCTTCTGTTCGATCCGTCCTTCCGGTATGAACGTATGGACGGCGCCGTATAAAATGCCGTCTTCGTCCTCCGCCATCATTCCAACCGCAACATTGTCATTCGACATTGCGAGGTCGAATGAGACGTATACATCACGGCCCGCCCAGTCGATATGATCCGTCTTGCACGCCTTGAAATCCTCAATCTGGATATAGGTTTCCGTCTTCCCGCCCGCGTAAATGATGTTGCAGTGTTTTGTCAAAAAATTCTCCCGCTCTCTCGGGATCTCAATCGCACGGGCTCTTTTCTTCAGAAGATCTTCCCATATCTCCGCGGATACCAGGGACGCGGGATTTGCCTGTCTCAGTATCTCGTCATCCGTCATCCAGTTTTTTGTCTTGTCAGGCTCGTATAAAAGAGCAAACACGGTTTCGTCTTCTACAATCCCGTCCAGTACTTTTTTCGCGTATGAGACTTCGTCCTCGAACGGGTTACTCTTACTCGGGTATTTCGTGGATATTATGCAAGCCAACTTATTGCGTACGTTGAGCATTCCGCTACTCATGGCAGACACCGGGTAGTCCGTCGTGAGCGCACCGACCTCGTCCGCACAGAAGGCGTTTGGCATTTTTCCGTCGAAACGGCTCGTTGTGTATGCAAGCGGGTAGTACGTGCTTTCCAATGGAGTAAACTGAACGTAATCACGCCGGATATTGAACCGTTCCGTATCATGCCACTTATATAATGAAGGACTGCTTTTTATGGTCTCTGTAATGGCGCTGTAAACCTCCCTGGACAGGGAGCCGTCCGGGGCGACCGAATAAAATTTCGAAAACCTCGGCTCCAAAAGCATCAGGAGGATGAACAAAGTTCCGACGGTGTAGGTCTTAAAATTTTTTCTCCCGAGCTCTAAAACCAACCGTTCATATTTCCGTTTATCCGGGTCCGTCCGTGATACCGTGCATAAAACCGCAATTATTGCAAGCCACTGGTACCCGAGCATGCACTCTGTAAACGGCTGTTGTGCCTTTAACCCCCTCGGCATGATCAACAGGTCCAAAATACCCCGTATCTGTCGGACTTTCATGTCCGATATGGTCCACTTCTTGTCTTTCCCGTCCGCCACTCTCAAAAAAACCCGCGCCTGCTTTTTCACATAACGCGGAGCTTTCGTCTGACGCCCGTAACAGTCCGTCAGGCGGTCGTGGACTACATCGGACGCATATTTGTAGGCGGGAGTGTCAAGGACGGCAGAGGGCGTCTCACGCGTCGCCACGGAGCGCCTTCAACAGAG